TTTGTTTAGCAAGTGCTGTATAAAATCTTGCTTCAATATTTGCTTTGAATTTTGATACCGCTGTTGCTTTAGCGTCTGCTATTACTTTATCTGCCGCCGCTTTTTCTGCTGCTTTTATAGCGTCTTTCCTAGTCTTCTCAATATTCTCTATCGTTAAATAATGTGAAGACTTTCCTTGACCTGAAAATGATGGACTATGAAACTTAAAATTAAGTTCACTTCCATAAGCACTAGGAATAAACAGTAATACTATTAGAATTGTGATGATTAATCGCATTGCCTCTCTCTTTTTATGTATATATTTATATATAATCACAACTAAATAGAGTATATGATTAAACTATTTACGAAAACGTGGGCAGTTTATTTGACTTTGATTATATTACTCGGAATATATATATCAAATCCAATTCTATTACAGTCAGCAAGACTTAATACTTTTGATTTCTACCAAACCTTTGGTAAAAATTATGAATCTAAAAGTATAATACTAGTAGATATATCAGACAAAGCATTAACAAAGCAAGGGCAATGGCCGTGGAAGAGAGATTTACTTGGTCGTACTATAATTAATGCTTATAAAAATGGTGCCGCTCTTGTAATCCTTCAAGTAGTCTTTCCTCATAAAGATAGATTGGGTGGTGATGAAATGTTTATTAAAATGATTTCAAAATATCCAGTCATACTTACTGAAACCAATGATGTAAAAAATCTTATTAGTATTTCACGTAAAGCATTAGCAATAGGCAATGTATCTGCACCAGTTGATATAGATGGCACTATAAGAAAATTACCTCTAGACAAATCTATACCTGAAGTTATATTAAAAGTTCTTAATTCAAAAACTTTAGCAGAAGATACTATTTGGATTGATTTCAGACATAATATTCCTAGAATAGATTACACCGATAAAGATTGGTCATCTGTAAAAGGTAAAATAGTTTTCATAGGTACAACATTCCAAGGTTCAACATTTGTTACTACTCCTGATGGATTAAAAAACACTCACGAAATTATGGCAATCAGTACAGAAACTTTATTGTCAGGTAATTTTATTAGTAGACCTTATTGGTTACCATATGGTGAATTGGCATTTATAATATTAGGTGCTCTATTCTTTCTCATAGTTATACCTAGATGTGGTGTGATGTGGTCTGCAATTTGGTACGTAGGTTACTTGTTTGATTTAACACTTGCAAGTTCTTATCTATGGACGCAACACTTAATCATAACTGATTGGTTTAGTCCTCTTGTAATAGGGTCTGTAATATGGGGTCAGTTAACATACAATAACTATTCAAAAGAAAATAAATTAAGACTACAAATTAAGAAACAATTTGAACACTATCTATCTCCAGATATGGTTAAGAAACTACAAAAGAATCCATCTCTATTAAAACTTGGTGGTGAAAGAAAAGTAATGACGTTTTTGTTTTCAGACATACGTGGCTTTACTCCTATATCGGAATCTATGAAAGGTAATCCAGAAAAACTTACCAAGTATGTTAATAAGTTCTTGACTGTAATGACTGATATAATATTAAAAAATGGTGGTACTATTGATAAGTATATGGGTGATTGTATAATGGCATTTTGGAACGCACCCCTAGACAATCCAAATCATCAAAGACTAGCAGTATTATCTGCAAACCAAATGAAAAAAACAGTTGAAGAAATGAATAAGAGTGGAGAGTTTGACCCACCTTTAAAGATTGGTATAGGTATCAATACTGGTGAGTGTCTTGTAGGTAATATGGGGTCTGAACAACGTTTTGATTATTCTGTTATTGGTGACGCTGTTAATTTGGCAAGTAGATTGGAAGGTAAGAGTAAAGATTTTGATACTACAATAGTAATATCTCAACATACTGCTGAAGGTATTGACTTTGTTCCATTGGCAAGACCAGATGGATTTAAATTCTATAAACTAGGTATCTCTACTGTAAAAGGTAAAAAAGAAAAGGTTAATTGTTTTTCTATTAAATAAATGTTAATATCAAATAACAACTTAACCCTATAACTATTCCTAATACTGCAACAACACCTGCTAAGGTATATATTGTCTTCATTTTTTGTCTGTTAACTTATTAATAAGTTCAAACGCTACTTTAACTTTCTCTTCCAACACTTTAATTCTATAGTGTGATTGTGCTAAAGTAACTATCAATAACACAAATGCTACTAGCATCGGCCAAAGTCTACTCAACATTAATACTGCTTCACTATCCATTACTGTACTATTTCATCTCCTGTTTTTACATTGGGTCTTGGTTTCTCACAAACAGAACAATCACATTTACTACAAATAATAGTTACTGTCTTTTGATTTCGTAATCCATCTGGACTAGAAGTAATATACTCCATTAACTTTTCAGGACAATGAGCTTCCCTACCACAATTTTTACATTTTTCCATTACTTTTTAAACTTTGTTGCCTCTTCTGAACCGCCTGTTGCTGTTCCTTTTGTATAAGAATGAGCACCCATACCTGCAAGGTCTCCATCTTTAACAATTAAATATTGATTTCTTATTTCTGTTCCATCAAATAAACACTCTAGTATTTCTCTTACACCAGCAGCATATCTTGTTTGTGCTGATAGTGAAGTACCTGAAGTGTGTGGTGTCATACCGTGGTTAGGCATTGTTCTCCATACGTGGTCATTAGGTGCTGGTTGTGGAAACCATACATCACCTGCATAACCGCTTAATTGTCCTGACTCTAATCCTCTAGCAACAGCATCCTTATCACAAATTTTTCCTCTTGCTGTATTAATTATGTACGCACCTTTTTTGCACTTACTAATTAAATCATCATTAAACATATGTTCAGTTTCAGGATGTAAAGGACAACTTATATTAATCACATCACATACTGCAACTAACTCCTCAACTGAATTGTGATATATTAAATTTAATTCTTTCTCTTTATCTTCTGGCAATCTATGCTTATCAAAGTAATGTAGGTGTACATCAAATGGTTTCATCTTTCTTAACATATCATAACCTATACGTCCAGCAGCAATTGTACCTATATGCATACCTTCTACGTCATAAGAACGTTTAACTGCGTCAGCTATATGCCAACCACCTTCGTTAACTATTCTATGTTGATTGTGATAATCTCTAACTAGTGCTAGTATCATCATAACAATATGTTCTGCAACACTTCTACTATTACAATAAGTTACTTCAACTACATCAACTTTATGATCCATAGCCGCTTGTAAGTCTACGTGGTCTGAACCAATCCCTGCTGTAATTGCCATCTTTAAATTTGGAGCACTCTCTATTCTTTTTCTATTTAAATAGTACGGCCAAAATGGTTGTGATATGACTACATCTGCGTCAACTAGTTCTTTATCTGCTGTACAACCTTCAGCGTCTTTATCAGAAGTAACTACTAACGTATGTCCTGCGTCTTCTAAAAACTTTCTTAATCCTAATTCACCTGACACACATCCTAATAAATCACCTGGTCTAAAATCAATACCCTTTGGTGTAGGTAGTGTCATTCCATCTGGATACTTTTCTAATTTTGGTAAGTCTTTGACTGGATATGATTTTGGCATTCCATCTTTAGGGTCGTCATATAATATACATAATATTTTCATTATCTATTTTCCTCTATTAATTGTTCTCTTAACTAAATCAACAGTACTTTTACTAATATCTTTAGTCCTTGTTAATAAACCACTACCTAGCTTTTCTATTGTTGCTCTAGTTTTTATCGTTGTTTGTTTATATTTTCCTGTTTTTGGATCATACTTTTGCTGTAAAAATTGCATTACCATTATTCCTTCTCCTTTTCTTTTTTCTTATCATCTGGTTCATAATATTCTTTATATTGGTCAAGTAAATCATTAGTGTGTTTCAAGTGTGCTCTTATTTGAGCAAAGTTTTTTGCAATTAATTGAAAGTCCTTATCACTCAATCCAAATAGTACTGGATCAAGTCCTTGTTCTTCCATCTTTTGGAATACTTCTTCTGCATTGTCAGAAGTAATTATAATCCACCTCAACTTTTCAAGTTCAGGCATAGTAGGTTTAACTAAATCTAATTTCTGTCTAGGTTCTTCTAACTTAAATATTTTAAGTTGTTTCTCACCAATTGAACAACCAGTAAGTATTAGAACAGCAATGATACTAATTATTATACGGTACATAATTTGGGTTGGCAATGCTTGGACATTCCCTATTAATTTCTGATTTTTTAGTTGCGTTAATTTCTTTTTCGGTAAGTGGTGAACCACCTGCTATCTCTACACAACGGATTGCTTTATCACTAGCACCATTAATAATTCTTTGTATAGTTTCTGTTTTTTCTATGGCGAGTTTACCAAAGTCACGACCTTTTTTATTAAATCTTTTATCTAAATCATCTAAATCTTTTTTAAGAGCTGAAACAAGTTCGTTCATCTTGTTGTTTGCTTTTAAAATTTCTTTAAAGTCTTCTTGTTGCTTAGCAATGAGTTCCTTTTGAGAACTCACTGCTTCTTCCAATTTGATTTGATTCGCTTTTAAAATGGCATTATCGGATCGTAACTTCATTACATACATACCTGCACCTGCAAGTCCTGTAATCATCACAACTACCATCGCCATTTTTAAATAACCAAACATAACTTTCTAGTCTTTCTTTAGAACTGCCCAAGCTCCGTAAGCAATTGCCGCCCAAGCAGCAATTTTAGCAACTGGACTGAAAAACAAAACTACAACGCCTAATCCTATTAATACTCCACCGTGTAGTGATGTTAGTTCTTTTAGTCTTCCTGTTATAAAACCCATATTGGTTCTCCTTTTTTATTTTATCTTGGCACCAACTTTTCGGTGCTTATTCCAAGCCAAAAAACCACCTAGTCTTAAAGAATAATATGCTAGATAGTTCATAAGATAGAATCCATTTACTCCGATATTAATATCTCTAAAGATTTCATCTGCTCTTTTTTGAGATATAACACCAAGGGTATCTGCCTTATTTATTTTTAATAGTGTTTGATATTTATAAGCATAATCGTGTACCAAACCACCCATTAAAAGTACTCCTACTGGTGATAAAAATGTATGCAAGAATTTTGGTATACTTGCACCGTCAAATTTAAATCCAGCTGGTATCGTATATTTTATATCGTTTAATTCGTATTCAAAATCTTCTGCAATTTCCCAATTTCTTGTAGTGAGTATCCACAAAAGAATTCCTTTAAAAAAACCTTTGCCTTTTGTTCTTATTGGCAACGCTCTCATAACTGGCATTTTATTATATGTAAAGTTATGACATTTAGGTTTCTTCTTATCAAATAAATTGATAATTAATCCTGCTATAATAACTAAAATTACTATTGTCCACATCCAAAACTTCATTGCTAAACTTATTATTAGTTCCATTTATTTCTTCCTTGTTCTCATACTAGATGTTGGTTGAGCACCTCTTACGTGAACCATACCACCCATAGTATTTTCTTTCTTTTTATTTCTTGGTTCTACTTTTGGATCAGCAGACAAAAAAGGTCTTTGATTTACTGCTGTTGTATAAGCAGCGTGTAATCCAACACCTCTAACATTTTTTCCACCTGCTCTTTTTTTAGGTGGTGTATCACCTAAACTTGATATAGGTTGTACATTTGAATAGTTTCCTATTCTAACTCCTGTTGTACCTATAAACTCTCTAAAACTTTTCATACTCTTGCTTTTTCTTTAATAGTTTTTTTTCTTTTAGGTGTTTCAATTTTAATTTCTTCTTTCACAACTCCACTTATTTCATCAATCTTATTTTCAAGTTTATTTAACACTTTATAAACACCTTTCAATACAACATTGTTATTGTCTTCACTCTCTTGTACTTTTCTTTTTAAAGTACCCATAACTCTTTTCTTACCAGTTGGATTCATATCTACACCACCGTGTGCTACTGCATTTGCTGGTGCGTCTTCTTTTTTTTCTTTATCATCAATCTTATTGATGAGTTCGTCCATCATATCTTTATAATGTTTTGGCATACTCATACTCCGATACTAGTTTATTATTTTGTTCATATATACCGACACCTAAACAAGTCATTACTGGTTCATCTTCTATGTCTGGTATATCTCTTACTTCATTTAACATAGTTTCATACTGATTAGTTTCTTTTAAATATGAAACAACACCTGCTTCTATTGCGTCTTTGTGTACCATTAACTGTTTATCTTCTCTTAAAACCATTGCCATAGCAGCGAAAAAAGAACCAAACTTACTACCTAATCCAACTTTTTTAAATAGTCTTTTCATATTAAAAACAAACCTATGTAAATATGTATATGCTTTTCTATCTTTATTATGTTTCAATTCTTTATTAGGTCTTAATACTTTACCGTTCTTATCAATAATACCTCTAGCAAATGCTTCTTGCTTCTCCCAAGGTGTTACCAATAGTTTAACTACTCGGTAAGTTATTAACATATCTACTGCTCTACTAGCCATTATAGTTCCTTTAACATCTGTTTTATCTTTTCATCTTCTTCTACGTCACCAATTTCGTGTTCATAAAGTAATTTAAGATAGTTCAATACTGTTTTTAATACTGACCAATATTCTCTATCTATCTTAAACAATAACAAAGTTATTGCTACGTCTGCACCAAAGACATTTTGTAATACTACAATGTGGTTAATAATTAATCTTATTTTAACATCACCTGTAGTCTTATACTTACGAAATAACCTTTTGAGATATTTAAATCTCTTTATATCTTCCAAAAACTCTACATTATCTTCCAATGTAGGATTGCTATAATTTTGCTGAGCGAATAGCAACCAATTATCTTTGGTTATTTCCTCAAACATTTGACCTACACTAACTTAGCGTAGACCTTTGATGTACCGTTTTTCAAAGTTTCATAATTAACTTCTAAATTTAGACCGCCAGATTTTTTGTGTGATATACCATCATCATTTAAATCAGAACCATCTGTATCTTTTCCAAACCTTCCACCAAATTGACTAACTTTCGCACTAACTTTTCCAGATGTTCCTTCCATATTAACTGGTGATACTGTTAAACCAATTCGGTTTAGTTTTTCTCTCAAACTATCTACCGCTTGTTGTGGTTTAAGGTATTCCATATCTCCTATAGAACCTACAAAAGCATTAACTCTATTTAATACTTCTGGATCGGAAACGTTATGTACGCCTAAATTACCATCTTCAACAGCATTAGATGTAGCTGTGCCAACCATCTTGCCGTCTTCTGTTAAGTGTTGTTTAAACGTTTTCATTTTTTTCTTTTCCCTTTTCTTTTGCTGTGTCCTCTTCAGGACAATCAGCGATTACTTCTTCCTCAAAATCGTCCAAGTCTTTATCTTCATTAAAAATCTTAAACTTTTTTAACATCTTCTGTTTTAACTGGATTATCTCCAGTCATTCCTATTAACTTATTAACTTGTTGAATAGCGCCATTGATTGCATTTAAATTTGCTTTCATCTGACCTAAATCCACTTCAACTTGTTTTATATTTTTTGCCAACTTATCAAAATCTACTTGTAGACCTTGTTTTTCTTCGTTAAGTTGCCCAATGCTTATAGTCATAATTATCTCCTTATATTATATATTATGCAACTGCGTATCCGTTACCTGCAATTACGTTCCAATTTGAATTTTTAAATAACAAAGTAACTGTTTCACCTACATTATTTAAAACGATATTTGTTCCGCCTCTTAAATTTGTTGGTGTTATAGTTATTGCATTACTACCAGCTGTTGATGTATTAAGAACAGTTTTAACTTGTCCATTTGAACCATCTGCTAATGATACTGCACCTGTGCCCGCTGTTGCGTTCACTTCTGTAACAGCACTTTCTACATCTGCAACTAAAGTTCCAGAACCTGTCGCTGTTAATGTTTGGGATGCTTGACCAAGACCTAAAAACGTTGGTACGTTATTAAATACATTTGCCGCTGATACTTTTTTGTTTATCGGTGTGCCTGATGGATCATCTATTACGTGAAACAGGTCTACACTTGCTATTGCGTTACCTAAATCGGTAAGCTGTGTGACTTTTTTATCTGCCATTTGTTTTCTCCTATTAACCCTTTCGGGAATGCTACTGTAGGTAATTCCTACATCATAATATTATTTATAAGGGCAACCCTATAGAGGATTGCCCCTACGTTATTGATTATTAAGCGTCAGCTGAATTAGTCAATACGACTAACGTTTCGTGTGATACACGACCTGCTCTGCCGCCAGAACCAGTTGTTTTTAGGTTCCAACCTGCGTGAGCAACTTTTCCATCTGATACTTCACTATCTTTGTAATTAAACAAACCCATAGTAATACCTGTGATGAAATTATCAGCAGTTGCGTCATTAAAAAGGTCAGTACGGTTAGCACTAGACCATTCTTTTCTGATTGCTGCCGTTGCCCATAATGGTGCTCCAGCCGCTTCGTCTTTATTTGTATGACTTGACATATTATTCTCTCCTTTAATATTTTATGTTAAAGTACTCAATTCTTAATATATGTGTATATTTATAAGAAAAAGGTGTGTTAGAAACCTAATTGTTTTAGCTGTCTTATTGAATTAGACGCTGAAGTATGATATATTCCTATGCCACCTCGTCTTGTAAATGCATCCGTATTAGGTTTATAATCGTCAACTAATACTGCAGGACTTCTGTATCCTGTTTGAGCATAATCTTGTTTCTGACTTCTTAAAACTAAATTAACTCTTACACCACCAAGACCTAATTGACTTCTGCACCATTTAGTTTTACCTGGTATACAGTTCGGGTCTATATCACGCTTAACATACGCTGATAATATATCTGGCTTATGTTTTTTAATATAGCTCCATAGTTGTCTACCATCTTTAATCCAAGGTAATCTTTCCCAAAAAGTTTTATCATTTCTGATTGGGTTCCATTTTTCTTTTTTTGTTAGGGACATCCATTTACTGATAGGGACTCCTGTTGCTTTCTCGGCACCTTTTTTAAAGTCTGCCAATACGCCGTCCATATCACAATAGAGTTTAGGAAGAGGCATAATCTGAATTGCCTCCTTTAATTAGTATAACTTATCTCTGGATCAGTTTCAATTTTTGAAGCAGGGTTACCAGTCATAGTTCTACCTTTGGTAGGTTCATCTTTCTTTTTAGCAAGTTTTGCTTTTTCTGCTTTTTCTTTAAGTCTTGCTCTTAAAGTTTCATATTTTAGTTTGTAAGGACTTACTGCTTCTTTTTTAACTTCGTCTTTGTCTTCTTTTTTTTCTGCTTTATCTCTTAAAAGTTTTTGTGCTAGTCCAACTGTTAAAGGAACTTCTCCTGTTTCTTTATCTGCAACAGGTTTAATTACTTTATTTTTTTCATTTTCTAATTTTGCTTTTAATATATTTACTTGACCTTGCAACGTTAAAATTTGTTTCTCTTGTGCTGCTGGGTCTTTAGCACTTGGTCCATCTTTACTATCTTTAGAATCCCTTGTTGCTCTTATCTTTGCAATCTTTACACCTGGTTTATTATCTTTTGCAATAGGTGGAATTTTGCTTTCATTTCTTGTAGGTAACAGTACAGAATCTCCTCTTGTTGCTGTTTCATTAGCTGCTTTATTCCAAATATTTCTAATAGTATTTTCTAAATTTACTGATGGTTCTGGTTTATCACTACCAATAACATCTTTCTTTGGTTCTTTTTTATCTTCTGTAGTAGATACATTTGCTGTACTAAACTTAACTTCTTTTTTCTTATCAGCCATTTTAGATACTTCTCCAGCGTCAATCGTTTCTTGCATATCTTCTGTAGGTCTTTGTGATTCTACACCTGATATTGCAAAAGGTGTATCTGTATCATATCCTTCTGCAAGTTTCCATCCTTTTGCTAAATATTCTTTTTCTTTAGTCTTATCTATTACGATAGTCTTGCCGTGTTTAGAAACCATTGTTTCTTTTTTAGGGTCTTTAAGTTGTCTTGGTAATTCTTCTTCTATATCTTTGCCTTTAGGTTCTTTCTCACTAACTCTATAACCAAATCTATATTTTTTCCTAACACCACTTGAAGCAGTACCTCTTCTTGAAGATGAATTAGCTCCACCTGGCATTGCTTCTGAAACAGTTTCTTCCGACATTGCTTCTTGTCTTGCTAAATTCTTGTCGTTTGCTAAATGAGGTTTGATTCTATTGCCATTATATGCTCTTTTATTTTCAGGTATCTTTTCTACTTTACCACCTTTGTCAATAAAGTCTTTCATTAACTGTTCATCAGCGTGTTTTCCTGTAGAAGGTTTCCATTCTTCTTCTACTTTATTAAAAAATGCTATCTTTTCTTTAGGTGTCATTGAACCAATACCACCCATAGTATTTTTTAATGCTTCAGCGAATTTCTTTTTATAACCTTCTTCTTTATACTTCGCTTGATGTTTATATACCACATCCTCAATACTGCCTGGTTTTTGTTTTAAATATGCCATAATACTATTTATCTCCTCGTTTATGCTGTGACCACAATCTTTCAAAAGTTAGTCTAGGACCTGCACCGTGAGTAGCAATTTCAACTAATTTTGATATGTGTGGTATGTCTGCGTGTTTAATTGCTAGTTGTGTAGGTATGTCCATTCTCTTAATCATTTGTCTAACAGCGTCGGTTACATCTGTTGCTTTTTTATTCTTCCATACGTTCTTAATGTTAGCAATTTGTTTGTCGTTCATTTTACTTTGTAAATATCCACTATCTTCTTTAATTACTTTAACTGATTTAGTCTTACTCATATTACCTGTTTTATACCAACTAATATATTTTTCTGCTTCAGCAGGTGTGTTATATTTACCAATAACTAATTTACTACCATCTGATTTTGTAATCTGTACTGTATATGCTTCTGTAGCAATTTGTTTGCCTTCTGGTTCTGGTAGTTTTTGTTCAACAGGTGATGTATTTCTACCCATTTTATCAATCTTAAATCCCTTACTTCTTAATTTCTGTGCTCTGTTTTGTAAATCTTGTAGAGTTTTTGCGTCTTCAAAACCTGCGTGTTTACCGTACTTATCACTATAAGACAATCTAAATTCTGCTTTTTCATCTAGTTGTTCTCTTCTCATTTGTGCCAATTGGGCAGCATTAGCTCCGTGTTTTGAAATGAGTCTTGCTTGCGCTAACATTGACACAAATGGAATCTTTGCTTTTAATAACTTTATTAAAAGCGGTTTGCTCTTATCAAACTTATCAAAAATTTTCATAAGTTTGTTTGCATTAATTCCACTTATAGTTTTACCTTGTAATCCTGCGTAATCTTTTTTCAAACTTGCTATTTGAGTGTCAGTAAATTCAGCAAATACTTCTTCACCTAAAATAGTTTTTACAGTTGATACTTTTAGTTTTAATCTTTTAGCAATCTCTTCTTTAGATTTACCTTCTTGATCCATCGTGTAGATATCTTTCATTCTACCTTCATCAAGTTCTTCTAGTTGTTCTTCTTTATTCAACCATTCGCTATGTTTTTTACCTGGGTGTACTTTTGAACAATCGTGTTCTTCACCTAAAATTGATTTAGGCATTATTGCTACATCACCATTAGTTTTTTCTACTTCTTTTTTTAGTAATGATTTAGCTTTTTCCACATCCGCTCTTGGAAGGAATAAGATACCGTATGAAAATCTAGTACGACCAATGCCGTGTTTCTTTAAAAAAGTTTGGACTCCCCACTCAAAACCTTCGCTCATTTTATAGCGAGTCAAACTCATAGGTTCTCTATACCTACTTTGTTTCCACTTTTCTAATTGTTCTTTTAAGTCGCCCATTTTATTTAAATATGTTTTGTCTTTTGAAATTGTATGATAAACTATGTCTGCTGTATAAGTGTCCACCGTGTGTGTCAAATACACGATTTAATGAGTCCATATACTTTCTATCTAAAACGTTTCCTCTAGCACCTTTTGCTGGAGCATTAACACCAGCTGCCTTCAAAACATCTCCTGTTACCTTATCTACGAAGGCGTGGATACTTCTCTTTTGTCCTCGTTCCGTATCCCAAATTTTGATATACTTACCACCTACACTTGTAGCTACATCACGTCTTTGGTCTCTATATAAATTGGCAAATTGTGGGTGTCTTTTGATTTTTTCCCTAGCGATTTTAAGGTAATCATCAACTCCCTTTAAGACCATAGCCGAACTTTCTGCTACGTATAGTTTTTGTACGTATTCTTTGAATTTAGTTGCCATTTCTCTCTCTAAAGTTTCTCAATCATCTTAGCGACTACTTCGTTTAGTTTCGCTTTCCACTCTTCTTTATAACGTTGTTTATATTTATCTATTGTTGAATCTTGGTTTGACCATTCTTTTACTTCCTTTTTAGTTAACTTATCTTCACCAACTTTAGCATCCGTTGCCTTACCTGGGCGTGATATGTATGTATCAGTAGGTTTTCCACGGTCTTTTGAGTCAACAGGAGGTGCGTCCTCTTTTTCTCCTGGTGTCATCTGTTTACAATGATTAGCATAGTCAGCACCTATTTCATAACTATCTCTAATTGCTGTGTAAGGTTTAGGTACTGGTATTGTTTCAACTGCTTCAAATCCATAATCAACATCTAGGTTGTATTCTCTTAACATTGGTTCTTTGTCAGCAGCAATTGGTATACAATCCCATATCCAGCATTTGTGTAAATTATTATTCGTATCTTCTAGTACAACATAGTTCGTACCTCTTCGTACTACCTTACCTTGTTTATCTTCTTTAAGATACTTGACTTGGTCTCCAATATTAAATATCATCTCCCTAACGTATAGGTCTCTAACTTGTTTCTGTTCAAACTGTCCTAATGTCATAACAGGTTTTGAAATATCTGGTTTATAGTCTTCTCTTATACCCATACCTTTTCTTACTGCTTTAAACAGTCCATCAACATCTCTAAAATGAGATGGTAGTCCTCTCTTAAATGACGCTACATCACCTTTTTGAGCAGCATCCCTCATCTTGCTCGCACTCATACCTGAAGCGCCCTCAGCGTCTGGATCACGCTCTCCAGCAGATATAACATCTATTGTTTTGAAGTTATAGAATCCGTGTCTATTCTTTTGGTTGTTATATTTTTTAAGTATAGTATCAAATTCTCTTACTCTATCACTACCTACAACCATTTTTAAAATATTATGCCCTTTGTTATATAGCATAGTAGCAATATCTAATATCATATTTGTTGTATTGATTTCAATGTTTCTAGCGTATTGTGGAAACATCTTTTTCATCCAAGATAATTTATCTCTAACAGATAATGGATTCTTTTTACTATCTTCTGACCTGCTCAAATAGATTTTATAATTTCTATCTGCTCTTGCAACTTTACTAATAAGTTTTTCGTGACCTATTGTTGGAGGATTAAATCTTCCAAATGTAATTGCAATAGACTTATCAGCAACTGCTTCTGATTTTAAACTATCTATTTCTGCGTCTGTAACTTTATTATCATCTAATATATCTTTACATTTCTTATAGAATTTTAAATAGTGATACTTCTCTAACATCTTATAGACTACATTTTTAGGTAATCTATTTTTAATACTGTATGTTTTAATTTGTTCTGGTGACATATCAGAATCAAACGCACCTCTTCTCATAGTAACTACATCATCTCCAATATCAACAATATCTTTTATATCCTTTTCAATTTCTTCTAACTTCTCATTAATCTTTTCTTGTAGATTTAAAATATCGTTTGGTTGTAAATCTTTTAGTTCATCATAGTCAATGATATCTCTCTTTAATTCTCCCTTAACTATGTCTATCTCTTGTACCTTTCTTTGATACGCTGATAGATATAAACTCATATCAAATGTATAATCTTGTGGTCTTTTAGTAAATACATTACCTCTATAATCAAATACTGCGTCTGCTTTATCTTCTTGGTCTTGGTGAGTTACAGCATTAGTAATGAGATAATAATTAATAGGGTGTTGTGTACCAGGTATTAATCTACCGTTAACTTTATCTGGACTAACAGAAGATAGATACTTATGAGATAGTCTTAATCTTTCGTCTTCTTGTTTATCTGTAGGCACATCAAACAGTACATTGAAATCTAAATCAGCGTCATTTCTATATCTCTTTGTAAGAATAGAACCAACTAAACTAACTTTTATAATTGGGTATTCTTTACCAAATTCTTTAAGTTGATTGTCAACTATTTCTCTCACACTTGGTTTAAGTTTTGGAGATTTAGTTTCATAGTCATCAAACACTCCAGGTGCATATGTATTTCTAGGAGCGTCTATAACACTTTCATTTAATTTATTTTTGTACATTTTTTCTTTTGCCATCCAAGATTTTGCTATATGACTTTTAATTGGTGCTCTCATATATCGTCTAACTAATCTGTCACAGTTTGCTAAAATTTGTGACACTAATTCTTTATCTGACCTATTGTTATCCACTACAATAAAATTTGATTGACCAAATAATCTTTGAAACTTACCTATATTAGATTGTACTTTCTCCCAAGATGTTTGCACAACATACTCTGGTATTTGTC